ATTTTTACAAGTCCTAGAATTTGAGATCGATAATCATCTTCTGAATATTCGCGATGATTCTCTCTGAGGTAATATGGGTTGGAGTAGATGCTTGAGATGAGTGTCATAGTTATATAATACACAGTTTCAAGATCTCTTGCGAGATCTATTGAGCGTCTTACGCCACTCAATGTTGCCTTTCTCTTTGCAGTTGAGACAGATGGGTAATTTGAGGATAGAATCACGCTATCCGAGCCGTGATTCTTCGACGGGTATCGTCGGACAGATCCTTATAACAACGCCATTGAGGCCAGGTAGGTTTTGCGATCACCTGTTTGGTTGCGAACACGCAGAGACTGGGGATACAAGGACATCCGATCCAGTGCTCTTGTGGGGTAACCTTGCGGTCGTGACTCCCACTCACTTTTGAACTATTACATACACGCAAAGGGTCATCCATTCGTAGGGTTCAGACTAATAGGATTATTCTTTAAGCATCCGGTCAAGGGTAGTGCGTATAGGCCACTGTGAGAGCAACAGCGAATTGACTACCGTCACACATCAGAACGGGTTTGTCGGTATAAGTTATCTTGGCATACCAACCTGGGGATTCTCTCTATCTGCTACTATTTATGTAGTGTAGCACAAAAGCCACAATTTACCTAAAAAAAAGCCACCTTTTGGGTGGCCGGAGGATGTCCAGGTGAGTTAGATAGATAGAAAAAAGGACAATACCAAAACAGTATTGACAAGAACAATTGGCTACTCTTGACGGCAACCTCGTGCTCGAAACACCTGGACCAAGTTATTTAGTTGTTGCGCAAAAACAACACCGGTTAGTGTTGCAAAAAGACAACATTGACCAGAAATGGCCCTGACCGTATAATAGTATTTGTAGTAAGTTAAATCAATCACCAAAGAAAGGCAGCAAAATGAAAAAAAATATGCTAACACAAGATGAATGGAGTCGGGCTCTTAACGCTATCCAATTGATGTCACCGGTGGAACTCAAGAAGTTACACATCCACCAAGCCAAAATGGCCTTGCGTGGTATGCCAGATTTGGCCGACCAAATTGAACCTATCCTGGAAAAACTTCGCAGAGAATTACTTGAATTACAATTGGAGGCCGCAGAATGAAACCAATAAACTCAGTTACGGCTATGAAATTATTATCTACTTGTGCTATAGAAATAGACGAGTTTGAAATCCAAAGTTGGAACGGACCTATGGAAATACATCATCCTACATTAAATAGAATCCTTTATTGTTGCGGTGCTAAATGGTTTATTAAAGAGGCCACAGAATGACTTATTGCGTATTATCACCAGAAGCAACATTAAAGAGAATATGCTTGGCTATGATTGCTAATAAACCTAAAATGGTTGACGGCAAGGCAACATATCTTGACAAAACTTATAACAGTCTTGACGATGCTTGGGATTGGTTTGAAGATGATATGAACTTTGTAAAATGGAACATAGCAGAACAGTATCTTGATCCTGCTGAACACAGACAACTTCGCAAAGAGTTGGAGGCAGTAGAATGACCCGATTATTCGAACGATTAAGGCTTGAAGCACACTTCAAGGGATTACGCGATCGTTGGGGTCCGGAGGCCGACTCAATCGTGCTTGACGCTCTTGAACGATCTTGGGCCATGAATCTAGAAATTGTTCAGCCCGAAGCCGACCAGGTTGAGATCGAGCTACCACAGAGGCCAGTTCCCAAGCTCCGGATCGACGACGCCATACTACAAGATTGGTTTGCATAAGTGCATATTTATAGTTTATAAATATCCACATGAGACCCGCTGCTGCCAGACTTGACCAAGTGGCCTGGAACCAACCAGGTCAGCACCTGATCACACAAGCAGTGCGCGGTTTGTGGACCATAGCCCGATCTGGCCAGATCATATCGGCCTATACCGAAACTGTGCTGGATCGAAAATACACAAGAACAGTGTTCACTGGTCCTGCACACGCACACAGATTGGCTGCTAGATTGAACTATGCCACCGGCACGCAGGATTACACAGTGGTCCGATTGGTTGTCCACGAGATTTGACCCCAAACGGTTCATGTAGTATACTACGAGCCGAGTTCGACTCGAAGGAAGGAAAACTATGACTGCAATTGAATTGGCTGAAATTGCTGATGGCTTGTCTTGTGAAATTCCTATTAGGGAATGGATAGATAATGAACCAAAAAATGTAATGAATGATATAGCCACCATGCTACGGCAACAACAAGCTGAAATAGAAGCGTTGAAACAACAGTTAGAACTTGCGTGAAACGGGGAGGCCCCAAGTGTGATTGCTGGGGCTTTTTCTGCAGCAGATCCAGTTCCGCACGGAAATCTATCAATAGTTTCCGAACGCTAAATAACAGTATGGAACTAAACGCAAAAACAGGCAAGCCCAAGATCTCAAGCCGTGGCGGTGCTAGACCTGGTGCCGGTCGTAAACCTGGCAGTAGAGACAATGTCACGATCAAACACCTGTTGGAGGTCCTGGACCAACGCTCAGGCGGCCGTAGCTATGAAGAACTGCTAGTAGAAGACTTCCTACAGGCCCGACAGACCGACGCTAGTCTGGCCATGAAATATCATCACTTGATTGGCAACAAGTTATTGGCCACCTTGAACACAATGGAAGTGACCGATAGTGCAGATGCTGTAGCCACTAGAGCCGCCGCCTTTGCCGCAGCCTTGAGTGCTGTAGTGGGCAATCCCAACCGGACTAAATAATAATATTATGCCATTGATCAAATCAACCTCAAAAAAAGCATTTGGAAAAAACATCGCGGCTGAAGTGCGGGCCGGTAAGCCAGTTAAGCAAGCAGTGGCCATTGCCTACAGTGAACAGCGTGAGGCAGGCAAGCGGAATTCACACAGCAGTCATATAGAAGAACAAGGCACGCAGTATGAGAGCCACACAGCCAGTACCGGAGCCAGACAACCATTCCATCCAGTGGTCCTGGCTGCAACAAGCAAGACCGATCGAGAGATGGACTAAGGAAAACAAATGAAAACTATGAACACCAAGACCCCTAATGCAATTGGCCGTAACCTGGACCAAGAGGGCGATGCCAATTTGGCCAGCAATGGCCAGGACAACAACAGTAGGATCACTACCAAGAGCTCCAAGTACTCGGGCAACCAACACGGTGGCCGAGCAGGTGGCAACTATGGCCGTGGTCCTACAGTGGGCAACAACGGCACACCTGCTGCTGGTCCAGAAAAGCCTCCTACCAGTAGCCTGCCTAATTTCAAAGCCGCAATGGGTGCAAATGACTCATTGAACTTTGGCAAGCAAGAACGCACTCCCGGTGGCACAAGACCATTTGATCCCAAGCCAGGACAGAACTATCGAGGCAATCCTGATCAGATCAACATGGGTCGTGGTCCCGTTCGAGGTAACAGTCAATAATGGCCACTAAAAAGAATTTCATTGCTGATGCCATCCAGAAGCCAGGCGCACTGCGTCGAGAAATGGGCGTGAAAAAGGGCGAAACAATTCCAGCCAAGAAACTGGCACGAGCCGCCAAGGCTCCTGGTAAGTTGGGCCAGCGTGCCAGACTTGCCGAAACACTACGAGGCATGAAGAAAAAATGAACAAGAACAAAACAAACCCGCAAGCCGGCCGGATCAATCAGCCACAAGGTCCAAGAGTGGGCAATGGTAGCGACAATGGTACCAAGCGCAGCACATTCTTGAAAGAGAAACAGGGCGGCGAAAAGGAGGCATTGGCCGACATGGTCATGAAGGCACTTGAAGCCCGCAACCCAGGATTCTTTTACGATCCCAAAGTGGAAGGCCTACACGCCGACACAGGACCCAAACGCAATCCCACAGCAGGTGGCACTGAGTACAACCGGACTGTGCGTGCTCCCAAGAAGATCACTAAGTAATTGAGAACCACTGGTCCACTGTGCCCAGTTTGTAGTATCGTATAGAAAAGGAACCGTATGCGAAAAAGCGAAGTAACCCCTATTGAGCCCACTGAGGCCATTGATGTCTGGAATGATGTTCCAGTCGATCCTGCTGTAACCCGACCCACAACCCCCCGGCCTGAAGTCATTGCTCCAGAGTATGACATAGACGGTCTCATGACAGACTTTCCCACAGCCACTGAACTGGAAAGGTTCGTGTTTGATCAAACAGGTCTGGTGCTAACTCTCAAAGGTCGTGCCAACAAGTTAAAGTATCAAGTGGCCATGGATGTGTTGAATGGACTGGAAGTCAATCCCATCTACATAGGCACAGACAATCCATACCTGGAACGAGCAGACCTTATTCCAGTAGAAGCCATGAAAGAACCTGCACCAAGAGATCCCAGCTTGCCAGCACCTGATCAAGTGCAGAACAATTTTGTGTCAAGATTCATGGCACACCCAGATCCGGACTTTCGTGCCCAAGATCGCAAGGTTGATTGTTTATTCCGCAAGTACAAGAACGGCATGATCAGCTATGAAGTGATGGGACCCTTAGACCAAAGACCACACGGTGAAAAGATGGACAAGTTTGGTCGAATGAGACCCGAAATAATCCGCTGGGTAGATCCCAGGACCGGCGAACAAGTGATCGTGCGTAAAGATGGCACACTAACTCCAGTGGGTCGTAACATCCGTGCTGTCATGCAGACCATGCGTATCAACAACAGCAACTGGTGGGACACCTGGATCGATCGAGAGTTTGTGAATGTAGAAGGTGGTGAACTACGCAATCCTTGGGCCTTGGACGCAGACACTGAATGACACCAAATGATCGAGCTGTAGCCGATATTAAAATAGCACAGCGTGTGGGACAGGCCAATAGAGAAGCATTCAGACTCAAGTATCCTGGTCAGATTGAACACTGTCTCAGACTCACTGCTGAACGCTTGCAAAAAGGCCTGGACAAGAATGCTACACGACAGTTGGACACAGTAGAAGTTGCTGATCTAGCACAAGCACTTGGACACTTGCACGCCATCTATCGAGATCTTGGACAACCACAATGAACAGTCGAATCATACAGGGCAATAATGCGGATGTCCTCAAAACATTCCCCGACAATTACTTTGATAGCATAGTAACCGATCCACCCTACGGCATAGACTTTTTAGGTAAAGCCTGGGACGCCAACACAGGTGCCCTAGAGACTTACCAAGAGTGTTTACGAGTGCTTAAACCTGGTGGACATATTTTAGCCTTCAGTGCCGCACGAACTTACCATCACTTGGCTGTCACAATCGAACAGGCCGGCTTTGAGATCCGTGATCAGATAATGTGGATCTACTCAAGTGGCTTTCCCAAGAGTCAAGACATTGGCAAGAGCATTGATCGTCAATCAGGCAAAGCATCACACAAAGCAGAATTGTCAGAAGTCAAAGCCATACTAAAACAACTTTACGCTGATTCAGGCAAAAGCACAGCAGAGATCTCTCGTGAGTGTGGATTCAACGCAGGCGGTTATCTAAAAACTGACTTCCGAGACAAAGGTTGGGCCAACAACTTGCCCAAGGATGACAAGTGGATCACGCTCAAATCAGTGCTGGGTTGTGGTGATGACTATGATGATTACTTTATCACCACACCACAGATCAAAGTAGGTGAAAAGTTATCAGGTTGCTTCAGCGACGAACAGCGTTATACCATTGGTGCTTCGGGTGCCAGCGTTGTGGATATCACACAAAGCCAAACTCCTGCAGGTCAGCAATGGTCTGGTTGGGGCACACAGTTAAAGCCCGCACACGAACCCATTGTGTTAGCCCGCAAGCCTATCCGGTTATCAATAGCTAAAAACTGTCAACAGTGGGGCGTGGGCGCCTTGCACATTGATGCTTGTCGTGTGCCTTACGCAGATAATGAAGATCCTGCTGACTTTGATCCTGCCAACAACTTGCGTGACACACAAGGTAATGCTTTGTATGCGGGTGGTTGGGCTGGTAAAAAGAAAGATCGACCGCAAGGTGGCTCAGATGGATGGAGTCGTGTAGGCTTTAGCGAGCAACCGGTGGAGAAATATCAGGATCAAAAGAAGTCCACTAAGCCCAAGTCAGGTAAGATGGGAACCACTGCACACGAAAACTATAACGCGGAAAAAAATGCTGATCAAGGTCTGCGTGAAGGTGAACAGTTAAACTGGGAGCCTAGTCAAATAGGCCGCTTCCCCAGCAATGTCGTAGGTGAGATCGCAGACTACCAAAAGTATTTCTACTGTCCCAAAGTTGGCCGAGCCGAACGGCACATAGGACACGAACTACCTGCCGCTATGTTTGGTGCGGTCCAGGGTGCTTATGGACCAGACGGTAATAGGATGGCAGTTGGGCTGGATGCTCGCACTGATGCCAACCGGGGCAACAACCACCCCACAGTCAAGCCTATTGAGTTGATGAAGTATCTTATAAAACTTGTAACACCCTCAGGTGGTCGTGTGCTGGATCCGTTCAATGGTTCAGGATCAACCGGCTGTGCCGCAGTGGAACTGGATTATGACTACACCGGTATAGAACTGGATCCTGCTTATGTTGCCATCAGTGAAAGAAGAATAGCAGCCTGGTACGAACACACACATCCGTTACAGGCCACAGGACTGTTTGCATGATCGACAGTGCCGTGCTCATGCGCAGGGCTGTGAGATGGGTCATGGAACAACATGATCTCACACCCGACAGTCTCTCCCATATGAGCACTGAAGTGCGTGAACCATTTGAGCAGTTGGCTATTAGTGTGGCCGATGACATGCAGTATAATCAACTACGATACTTTAGACCATTTGAACATCAAAAACAATTCTTCGCCACAGCGGCTGCTCCGCGTCGTGGTATATTGGCTGCAAATCGTATTGGCAAGACTGTGTCAACATGTTATGAAACAGCTATGCACCTTACAGGCCTATATCCTGATTGGTGGTCTGGTCACCGTTTTGACCATCCTATTACAGCTATGGTTGCTGGCGAGGGTTGGAGCCAGGTAGCCATGGTGCTACAAAATGAACTGTTGGGCAGCCAAGATGTAAAAATACGCGAACAAATGGGCACAGGAGCCATTCCCAGAAACACCATTGTGTTTGACACCATGCGATCGGATGGTGCCAACTGTATGGGTGTAGAGATTGTACACAGCTCAGGTGGCAAAAGCTACTTGTTGTTTGCCAACTACACACAGGAAGTGCGTCAGATGCAGGGTTTCAAACTGAACCTGGCCGTGTTTGATGAACAACCGCCCGATGATTTCTTTAGTGAAATTGTTACCAGAACTGCCACAACTCAAGGACAGGTGCTTTGCAGTTTTACACCGCTTAAAGGTCTCAACGGTCTAGTCAGCAAGTTCTGGAACAGAGAAACTGGCTACGATTTTGTGCGTGTGGCCTGGACTGATGTGCCTGAACTGGATCCTTGGTCAGAACCATTCCTACTACAAAGCACTAGAGATCAACTGGAACGCGATTACTTGCCACACGAGCGTGAAGCCCGTATAGCTGGCCGGCCTGTGATGGGTCAAGGTGCTGTGTTCCAGATCCGTACTTGGCCTACCTATAGAACAGGTGACTACGACTTTAGAACCATGCCGGGCATTGAGCGAGTTATCGCCTTGGACCTGGGCTTGGTCAATGACCGTACTGTGATCAGTCTCATGTACTGGCATCCACACGAAAGACTGGCCTGGTTGCACAGACAGATCTGCGTGAGCGGACTAGAAGAAGCCAATCCAGCCAATTACATACAGCATCTCATGCGACCCGAAGTGTTTGGCACACCCATTGTGCTACCACCCGATGCAGGCACACCGGGTCGTTATACCATGAGTAGCCAAAGCATTAGAGAACTGTTTGAAAGCTACGAACTCAATGTGATTGCCCGACCCATTGCCAATCCACCTGACGCAGAAGGCCGGACGACCAATCACAAGGCCTATGGTATAAATGCCATGCGTCAAATGCTGGAAGCCGGCACATTTATGATCAACGACAACTGTGCAGATTTCCTAAGAGAAGCCGCCAATTATTATGTGGATCCACAGGGCCGTTTCAGCGATCCTGATGACACCATTGACAGTGCTAGATATGCCCTGCTGGGTTGCTTGAATGATCTAGCAGAAACTTGGGATAACCGTACTCCACAAGAACGCCTGCGCAGTTACCGCAACCTGGTGCGTGAGCGACCTGAGCCCAGTTCGGAATGGAAACGGACATATGACCCCGGCAACTAAATACACAACAAGGATCCCCTACACATGTTAAACATCACCAACCGAGTTATAAGCCAGTTGAATACTTCAAACGCATTAATGAATAGATTTGTAAGACTCAAGGGCCAACTAGATACCAAATGTGCCAGTTACTTGCGATACCTGGCTACCAAAAATGCCATAAATCGCGCAGTGGACTACCACTACCTGGGCCTGGCAGTACAAGAATCAACAGCTCCGGTCAACGGCATAGACTATATCCATCCAGTGGTAAAACCTGCTGTGGATTATGTGAGTGCTGTGATTGTAAAAGGCTTGGCTCCCGACGGTGAAGTCAACATGGAGTTCATGCCTGAAAACGAACAAGATGCTGACGCTGCTAGACAGGCCACTGACATGGTGGACTTTGTGTTGAACAGAGAAAACGATCCGCACTTTGTGTTACAGCGTTGGGTAATGGATGCTTGCATGCACAAAAATGGCATGCTCATGGTGTTACCCAAGCGTGAACAGATAGTGCGCTATGTGGAAAGTTCCGGCACACTAGATCAACTGCGAGCTTTTGAAACACAAGCCGAAGAGTCAGGTCTCACAGTGCTGAGACAGAGTCGTAGAAAGACCGGTGTTGACATGGCCGCTGTCATGAAAGAAGTGCAGGCTCGTGCTCCAGGTCTAGCCGAATCGGCTGCACAAAGTCACATTGACAATACCCTTAGCAGTCTTGCAACGGCTGTAGAAGATGACGCCGAAGTGGAACAACCTGACGCACCTGATCAGGGTCGGGATCAAGAAGACCTGTTTGCAGAAGTGATTGCCAAAAACACACAATACACTGCCAAATACAAGTTGACCGGTTGGAATCTACAAATCAAATTTAGAAACATTGCACAGCACTACTGGATCTGTGATCCCACTGTGCAAGAAATGCGAGATCAGGCCTTTTGTGGCTACTATGATCCAATGAGCATACAAGAAGCTGTGTATCTGTACCCAGAACTGAACGATCATTTAGAAGAGTTCCGTGAGTTTGCCGAATACAATCAGAATGGTGCTTACCAAGCCGGATCAGTCTTGAACAACTTGGCCATACACGCCAGAGATAGTGTGCCTGTGCAAGGTATTCCAGTCATGAGTGGTGTGGGAAGCGATCCAGACAGTCGTCAAGTGACCATACTCACTGTATGGGACAGGTACGATATAGACGGTGATGGCGAGCTGGAACTGATTGAAATAGTTTACTCAGGCACTTACATTATCAGTGCTAGAGAAGTAGAATATATTCCAGTGGCCAACATGTGTCCCAAACCTTTGCCAGGAAACTTCTATGGCATGAGCGTGGGCGAAAGTGTTATACCCATGCAGGAGTATATGACCGCGGGCAGTCGAGCAGAAATCCTGTTGGGCTTGCTTACTGCTACACCACGCTTGGGTGTCAAACCTGACCGTGTGGACTTCGAAATGATGCAGGATGGCGAAGCTGCTATCTTTATCCTGGATAGCAAATTCAATCCTGCCACTGACATCTATCCAATGCCGCCACCAGGTGGTAATCTGGGCTTTATTGAAAATGCCATGGTTCGTATGCAACAGGACACACAGGCCATGATTGGTATGACCCAACCTGGCGATGTGTTCAATCCCGAAGTGATGGCAGCTGGTAACTCAGGTGAGAAACTGGCCATGGCACTTGGACCCAATCAGATCATACAAGACAATGCTGTGCGTAATGCCGCAGATGGACTCAAAGAAGCCATCTACTTGATCTGGCGTACCTTGATACAATACGGCGATGACTATGGTGTCCGGCGTATGGCACAGAAGTTTAGCCCTACCCAGGAACCGGTGTTTTTAGACTACAAGGCCTGGGACGAAATGAATGTGTTTGAACGCAAACAGATACACATTGAATTGGCTTTAGGCATGATGAGCGATGACAATCGAGTCAAGCGCCAGCAACTGATACAACAAACACAAATGGGCTTTGTGGGACAGATACAGGCCTTGCAACAACAGGGCATATTTGACATGGCCTTGATTGAAAAGATCAAGCGACCATTTGCCGACACACTTTATGCCGTTGGTGTCAAAAACTGTGATACATATTTGCCCACAGACCAAGAGATTGAAGCCATGATACAAAAAGCACAACAGGCACAGCAACAGGCACAGGAACAGGCCAAGGCCAATCCGCCAGCTGAAGAAGTTTACAAGAAATCACAGGCCAGTCTTAACGATGCCAAGATACAAGAAATACAAGCCAAGATTGGTGGCGACAGTGCCACACACCAATTGGATTACATGGCCCTGGCACAAGGAACACCCAAGGTATATCACGACTAATGCTGAATGACACAACTATAGAAGCTTTTAATACTAGACTCACAGTGGACTTGAACTCAATCAAGCAAATGAAACCCAGTGAACTGGATCGAGTCAAAAGCCACGGTAGTGCTGCAGAAGCCTTGTTGAAGAATAGAGATCTTGCCCTGTTTGTACATCAGTGGCAATTTGAAATAATGGATCAATTGACCCTGATACCCGGTCACGATCCTGATAGTAATTGCCAGCGAGTTGCACTCAGTAACCAACTTGCAGGCATAGAAAGTTTCATAAGTACACTGAAGAGATCAGTGAGTATGAAAAACCGGGCGGTAAGTTTACAAAACCCCGCCGTCACTGACAAGGAAAATATAAATGACAACTGAATCGAACACGCCTAACCTCTCTGAGGCGGTCCGTGAGCAAACAGCAGAACCTGTTTCGGATGCCAGCATTTTTGCAAAAATGACCGCCATGCGTGAAACCACGCAGCGTAATCAATTGCGTGCTGCCGAATCGTCTGCGTCAGGTGAACCATCAGCGGCACAAGATGATTCCTCTGTGGCACCAGATGAGCCTAGAATCACTTCGCAAGAAGACCATGACATAGACCGCTATGCAGAGGAACAAGCCCCAGAAGCTTCTGAACAAGAAGAACCGGTAAGCGAAGATCCAGATGCAAACAGTACCGCAGATGAACTGATAGACTTTATTGAGTTTGCAGACACAAACCCCAAAGCCAAATTCAAGTTCATGAAAGATGGCAAACAAGTGGTCATCGATGCGCGAAAAGCAGCCAGTATCCTGGGACAAGGTGGAGCGATACACGAAGAAGCAAGACAGTTAAAAGTTGAACGAGCAGATTTTGAGGATTATCTCAAGCAACAGCGTGAACATCACGATGGGTTGACCTTGGCAATGGAATTTACCGTTGCACCCAAGTTACAACAGGCCTACGATGAAATACTCAAGACGCAGGGTTACAACCAGGTGTTTTACGAGCAACTGCAACGCACACAGGATCCTACCTTACAAGCGCAGATCCATGCTAACATTCAACAGAATGATAGATACATGCAACAGCAGGGCAACTTGATCAAGCAGATCAAGCCCAATGTAGATCAGTTCAGAACAATGCGACGCGAACAAGTGGCCGGATTGCTAGAACAAAGTCGCAAAGGGTTCAAGGACAAGGAACTTAGAAATGAGTATGTGTTCAATGAACTGCGTGAAAAGTTAACCAAGACTTGGGACAACGCCTCGGGTGAAGCCTTACCAGGAATAAAAAACCTGGACCTGGTGACCAGTGATGAAACCATCCTGGGCCTACTAAGAGATGGTCTCAAGTATAGAGATCGTCCAGCAGCCAAGCAAGCTGGCAACAGCATAGCGGCTCTGACTCGTAGAGCGGGTGCTAGTACCACAGGTGGTCGTAATACTGATGGTGACATTGCAAAACTTCGTGAACAAGCCAAACAGGGCGGCAAAGAAGGAATTCGCGCCGCAGACAATTTGTTGACTCTGCAACTAAGTAAACTTAGAGCAGGACGAACAGGTCGTTAATTGCTAAAAATTCAAGGAGAATAAAATGGCAGGTTATATTTCAACAACCAATATTGGTAACGGTACAACCAGTTATCAAACAGACATCGTAGTCAAGGACTTAGACTTAGATGTGTCAAACAGAGTCAAGGACGACACACCGATCCTTAACATGGCTATGACCAAAAAGCGTAAAGTAAACAGTACTTTACCATTATGGACAGACGATATCTATCGTTTGCCACAGGCACAAGCCTGGACTGAAGGTGCTACTGTTAGTGCAAGCAACGCAGAAAGCAACGGTCGTTACAACTTGGCCAACTACACACAGATTTTCCAAACTACTGTTGCAGCAACTGGTACAGCCAGAGCTGTCATGCAGTCGGGTGGAGATCCACAAGCATACCAAGAAGTAAAACAGTTGATCGAATTAATGTTCGATGTGGAAACACAATTGGTTCGTAACGATCAGATCGGTACACAGTACTCAGGTCAAGCAGGTACAGCTATCACCAATCCTACCGCAGCTGGTACAGGTGGTCGTCGTATGGGTTCATTGAGCGCATTTGCTGGTACACAAAGTTTCAATGCAAGTGGTAATGCAGTAGCCAATGTGACAACAAACACAAACACAGCCAGTTCTGACAGCTCAGTAGCCAATGTGGGTAACTTAAACATCAGTGCAAATGGTACACAGTTCTATACTGGTACTTTTGTTAACCAATTGTTTGCACCTGCAACTTACAAGCAGTTGGTAACCACAGCTGAACAGCGTTACAATGCCAAGATCCGTACAATGGTTGCTCCAACAAGTTTGAGAACAATGATTAGTGATCAAATTGGTACAAGTAACACCAGTATCAATCGTCGTAATGTGGAGCGTGGTGACACTATCCAGACTTATGAAGGTGACTTCAACTACACTTATGAGATTTTTGATAGCTGGATCATGGATCAAGCAGGTGTAAGCAACAGTATCTACTTCCTGAACGAAGAAGTTCTACAATGGGGTAGCTTGCGTGACCTAGGTCCTAACAACGAAGTATTCAGTTCTGCTGATGCCAGTTTAGATCAGTTCATCATGGAAGGGACGCTTATTGTTCGTAACCCAGCCGGCGTTGGAATGTTAAACAACATTTCCACAACTGGAGCGGCAGTAACAGCACCAAGAGCAAGTGCAACTGTAAGTCGTGTAAACCAAGGTTCTGGTTCTACATATTAATAGGTAGCATCGCAACCCAGAAAAGCACTCCCCGGAGTGCTTTTTTGTTTTTGTTCGCAGGCGCTATTTAAGCCCTCAACTAAATACACACATGAGCCAAGACTACCACAAACCCGAATATATAGATGTACACAATGTAACTGCCAATTATGATCACCTTAGACAAGACTCAGGTGGCATGGTCACTGCACACAATGGTGTAGCAGACAAACTGCTACGCAACGACAAGTTGTATCGTAGCATGAAGGGTGATTGGAAACGATCAGGCTGGAACGGCAATCAAAACATCCGGACCACAACAGGTCGAGAAGACGGCAAGTTTTACATACGCCGTGAACAAATGAATACCGAGTATATCAAACAAAAATGCCGAGAATATCGAGCCGGAGCCGAAGCTGGCATGGTAGATCCACTTGGTCCTTACATGCCGGATGGTTCCATAGGTTACAAATGGATGGATTTGCCTGATGTGGTTGCTGTGGAAATCAGTGAACGCTACTTTGGTGGCATGCCCTGGTCGGTGATCAAGCACGATCGCAATCTAAAAGCACAATTTTACCGTGTGGTACAACAGGAATTCCCAGAATATGTTTGTTATCCAGGTGGCCGGTTGCCTATTCCTATTGATGTGCCATATCCGGCTGCAGTAGGCGAAACAAAATTTTTTAAAGGACACAAATAATGTTCATGATCCCAGACGCAGATACTCTGGTCAGCTATCTCAAAGACTTTACCGGCAGTACCAATGATGCCGAAATCAAACAATGCGTGTTCCAAGCTGAACTTGGCATGCGTAATATCGAATTACCATCTCTTAGAACTGATCCATACAGCACATACGGCACCGTGGGTGCCAATCAGCTCATGCCCATACCAGCAGACATGAACAAGCCAATCTTGTTTTTTCAAATTGGTCAACCACCCGATCAAACCATACCAACCAACAGCAACACTGGTTATGGTCCTTGGATAGTGTTTGATCGAATTGGTGATAGAGATATCATCACACAAGGCATGATGAGCCAGTTCTATCTCAGCCCGGTCAATGTACCAGCTGTGGTTCGTGGCAAGTTCTCAGAAGTGGGCAACAACTATCAATTCTTACCTTACATAGCTGAAGGCACAATCTTGAACATGTATTACTATCGTGCTTGGGACTTGTTGTTTACTCCGGCTGTGACCAATACCATCATAAGTGCCACTGGCACAATAGGATCATTATCTGGAGCAGGTCCTTGGACTTGTACTATCTCGGGCATGACAGAAAACACCGCATTTGCTGTAGGCGACATTGTGACAGCCACAGCCGGTACAGGCACATTAACAAACGGTGGTGTGGCCACAGTGGCCAGCAAGCCTGATTCAACCAGTTTAACGGTCACAGTCACAGGCGGAACCACGCCCACAGCAGGCACAGTGACCAATGTCACACGCAGTGTGGCATCAACAGTGCAGACCAATCCGGTGTTACAGTCATTTCCAGAAGGTTACATATATGGCAGCTTGACCGAATACTATATCAAGCGTCGTAGCCAAGATGATGCGGCCTTGTTCAAATCCAGATACGATGAAGCCTGGAACATAATTGAAGATCAAAACAACTTGGGCAAATGGTCGGGTGGACATACCAGAATGACTAGTATATTCCAGCCGAGACAAGCAAGTCAGTTCTCGCTCAAATAAGGACAGCCAATGGCAACGAGTAATATAGTAGTACCAGCCAACAACAACACTGGTTTGTATAACACTTCGGGTAACGGAACATCCACAGTGGTGACCACTGCTGCGGCCAGTGGAGTAGGCACCACCATACCCAGCAACAACAACACTGGCCTGTACAACACAGCAGGTCAAGCACCCATTGGCATAGCCGACAATATCTCAGTCACTGGCAACATTGCCGCAGGTGGTTGGATCTCGGCTGTGGGCAACATCTACGGCAACTATGTGGTGGGTAATGGTTATTACTTGACTGGCCTAAACATAGCAGGTGCTTACTCAAATGCCAATGTGACCAACTTGTTGGCCAATTTTGGCAGCAATGTGATTGTGACCACTGGCAATATCACAGGTGGATACTTTTTAGGTAACGGAAGCCAATTGACTGGAGTAGTTACCAATTATTCAAATGCTAATGTGGCAGCATTCTTGCCTGTGTACACTGGCAATGTTGCAGCCGGTAATGTGAGTGCGGTCAGCAATGTTGTTGCCAATATATTTCAAACCGCTGGCACACAAGGCAACATCCGTGGTGTAAACTATGTGAGTGCCAATTTCTATCTAGGTGATGGCGGTTTGTTGACCAATGTGGCCAGCAATTATTCAAATGCCAATGTGGCAGCTTTTTTACCAACTTATTCTGGAAACTTGGCCGGTGGCAATATAAGAATTACAGCCAATGTGGTAGGAGGTGCTTTTTATTATGGCAATGGTAGTCCAGTAGCAGGATCAGGAGCACAAGGCACCACAGGCACCCAGGGCACAACAGGTGCTCAAGGCACTACAGGTGCTCAAGGCACTACAGGTGCACAAGGCACCACAGGTACTCAAGGCACCACAGGTGCTCAAGGCACTACAGGTGCTCAAGGCACCACTGGATCATTCTCGGGCAACTTAACTGCCAACATCAATGGACAAGGCTTTAGTATTAGCAATATTGCCATACTCAGTGCCACAGGCAATGTAACCGGCAATTACTACATAGGTAATGGATCGCAACTGACTGGTATTGCAGCCAATTATTCAAATGCCAATGTGGCTGCTTATTTGCCCACCTACACCGGTGACCTTGGCAATAGTTCCATTAGTGGTGGTGCACAAGGCAATGCCTATTTGGGCAATGCGATCCTAACCAACGGCCTATATCTAACAGGTGGCCAATTCAGCATGATAGGTAACATTACGGCCACCACTATTACCTTGCAAAGTAGTGGAGGTATTACCAATTATGTCAATGAAGCAGGTTTCAGCACCAACGGCAATGTGACAGGTGGCAATATAACAGGTGCAAATTTAAACCTGACCACAGGCCGCGCAAATGTGCAGAATGGCTCTTTACTTGTAACCACCACCGCAAACAGTTTAAGCGGAGTGGTTGCGTATGCCACTACTGGAAACAATAACAGCACTTATATTGGCAGTAGAATAAGTGCTTACAATAGCAATATTAATTCTGCCACTGGTCAATTTATTGCCATACACGCTGGCCTTGCCAATACTGAAACTCGCTTGGTCAGCGCTGTAATTGGCACAGCTACCACTGTGCCGTTGCGTGTTTATGTGGCCAATTTGGCAGTGGCCAATGTGCCAGGCAATGGTTGGGCAGCCAGTTTCAATACCGACAATACTGTGACATTCAGCAGTAATGTCACGGTCACTGGCAATATTTTAGGCAGTGCAGATATTAGTGCTACCGGCAACATAACCGGCAACAATTTGATCCTGACCAATGGCACAGCAAATATGACCGGATCAGGTGGCACTTTAAATGTAATCACCAATGCCCCCAACAGAAGTGGCCTGGCTGTTTATGCCACCAGTGGCACCAATCCCAACACCATTGTGTCCAGTCGAGTAATTGCCATCAACGGCAATATTAGTGCTAGCAATTATCAAACTATTAGCATGCAGGCCGGGCTGGCCAATACTGAAACTCGCCTGGTCAGCGGTGTCTCGGGTTCAGCCAATACTATGCCTTTACGAATATATGTGGCCAATATATCAGTGGCCAATGTGGCTGGCAATGGTTGGGCGGCCAGTTTTAATACCGACAACACAGTCACATTCAGTAGCAATGTGAGTGTGACAGGTAATGTATCTGGATCAAATTATTACTATGCCAATGGCAATCCTGTGGCTGGATCTGGAGCACAGGGAATCACGGGCACCCAAGGCACTACAGGAGCACAAGGCACCACAGGTGCTCAAGGAATCACGGGCACCCAAGGCACTACAGGAACAACAGGTGCACAGGGTATTACCGGTGCTCAAGGCACAACTGGAACCACAGGTAGTCAAGGAACAACTGGAACTCAAGGAACAACTGGAACTCAAGGAACAACAGGTGCACAAGGCACAACCGGAACCCAGGGTATTACCGGTGCTCAAGGCACAACTGGAACCACAGGTAGTCAAGGCACAACTGGAACCACAGGTAGTCAAGGAACCGCTGGAGCACAAGGCACAACTGGAACACAGGGTATTACCGGTGCTCAAGGCACTGTAGGAACAACTGGTAGCCAAGGAACTGTAGGAACAACAGGTGCACAAGGCACTACAGGTGCTCAAGGCACTGTAGGAACAACAGGTAGCCAAGGAACTGTAGGAACAACAGGTAGTCAAGGAACAACTGGCACTGGCACTCAAGGAACAACTGGTAGCCAAGGCACTGTAGGAACAACAGGTAGTCAAGGAACAACTGGCACTGGCACTCAAGGCACTACTGGTGCACAAGGCACAACAGGATCAATTGGATCAAGTTTAACCGGTAACATAGATGCTGCTGGATATAGCATATCAAATGCCGCGATAATTTCCAGCACAGTATTCGCTCAACCGCCATATGCGTTTGGCAATGCCACAGGAACCATTACACCCAACATCAGCCTGGGTTCAATCCAGACCATGACTGCCACAGGTAATATTACTTTAAATGCTATTACAAACATAGCGTCGGGACAAAACATAACCTTGATTATCAGCCAAGATGCTACTGGTAACAGAACCCTTACCAGCACCATGCTGTTTGCCGGCAATGTGCGAACCTTGAGTACCACAGCCAATGCTGTAGATATAATTGCAGTGGTCTATTCAGGCACAACTTATTACGCAAGTTTAGCAAGAGGATTTAAGTAATGACATTTGCCAGCACGCTTGTACAAAATTTCAACTACAATCAGCGGCAAGGTTCGCCACCCAGTACCAACGGCAGTTTTACCTGGACTATACCAAATGGTGTGGCCAATATCAATACCACCATCAAACAATTTGGCACCGGCAGCATGTTTGGAAACACATCAGGTGGTTACATACAAACCACAACCACAAACACTTTTATGAATGTGGGCACAGGTGATTTTACCATAGAAGGTTGGTTGTACATACCCACTGCCAGAAACACAGCCTTGCCCGGACAAAACAATGGATCTAGCATAGATGTCATAGTAAACAATGCCACAAACGGCTTGGGTATCAGACTGGGACAAGCCTATCAAGGCAATGTGAACAACATCAGCATATTTGGCCGTTCAGGAGCTGATCAAGACTTTGCCAGTTATGTTTGGCCCTTGAACCAATGGAATCATTTTGTGGCACAAAGGAGTGGCGCCACAGGCGGCAATGCCAACACACAAATCACATTCTGGGCCAATGGCATCAAATTGTTTAGACAAGGAGTTAACACTGCTGTGGGCAGAAACTTTGCTAACTCGGGTGTGGGCACAGCCATCACCATTGGCAGTTATAATTCAGGCAGCACAGATGAAACATTGAGAAATGCTTACCTGGATGAAATTTGTGTCACAGTGGGATCATTTCGTTATGATCCACAAGGCAATATCAGCTTGGCTGGTAATGTGACTGTGGGTAACCTGGTAGTACCAACAGAAAGTTTTGTAGTTGATACTCCTACCACTTTACTCATGCACATGGATGGCACCAGCGGCAGTACCACTTTTACCAATGCCACAAGTTAAGGAAAACCTATGTATATCGTAACCGTATTATCAGACCCTTTGTTGTATCCAGTTGGAACACAATACACCAGTTTGACTATTGAACAATTTGGTCCCATAGTAACAGGACAAATGCCATCGGGTGATGCCACAGCCAATGCAATGAATTCAGGTGCACCAACTTTTTGGTCCAATGTGTTCAATCCTGAAACCAATAGCTATGTGAACCAGGCTACACCGGATCAAGTGCCCGATCTTTACCAGGCGTGCAATCTATGATTGTAATCGAAAACGGCATCACAGTGGAAAATGGAATAACCATTGGTCCTGTGCCTGTATTGTTACCGACCTTGTTCTTTGTGACCGAAGACGGTGCCAATTTCTTGATCAGTCAAGATTCAAACAATTTTGTGGAACAACCCTATGTCTAATATAACCTTTGGCCAACTGCCAAATCAAACCAGTATAACGGCCACGACCATTATACCAACTGTGAGTGCCAATGTCAATTACACAGTGACCATGGCCAATCTGCAAACTTATATAAATGGTGGCAACGGCAATATCATATCTGGCAACATCAGTGTAACTGGCAATGTTATTGCCAACAATTTTATTGGTAACGGCAGTTATTTGTCGACCTTGACCGGGGCCAATATTCGTGGCAATATCAGTGTAACCGGCAATATTACAAGTGCTTATGTGCTGGGTAATGGAAGTCAATTGACTGGATTACCAGCCACTTACTCCAATGCCAATGTGGTCAGCTTGATGGCCAACTTTGGATCTAACGCTATAACAACCACTGGTAATGTGTCAGCAGGAAACATAAGTGCCACAGGTAATTTGACTACGGTTGGTACAACAACCCTAAACACCTATATAGAAACCACAGCCGCGGCAGTCAATACCAGTACCAGTTTTACTCCACTGTGGAGCAATGGTCCTGTGCAACGAATAACAGCCAATTCAAATTTTACTTTACAAGCACCAAGCGGTATGCTCACTGGAAGCAGTATTACTTTAATAATTACACAGGACGCTACTGGTAATCGAACAATGACACCAAATGCTGCCTACAAATTTGCGTATGGAGTCAAGACACTCAGCACTGCGGTTTCAAGCACAGATGTAATGAGTATATTCTACACCGGAAGCAGTTACCTGTGTAACCTAGTCAAAGGATATGTGTAATCGTGTTTTTACATAATCAAACTGCTATTTTTAGTATTCCACCTGCATCAGGCGGAACTGTTACTTTGGCTAATATTTCTGGAACCAATTACTATATTCACACTTTTACCAGTTCAGGAACTTTTACAACCGCTAAAGCATTAAATTGTAATTATTTAATAGTTGGTGGTGGTGGGGTAATTGGTGGAACAGCAGGAAGAGGTGCAGGTGGCGGAGGTGGTGGTGGCGTTAAAACTGGTAATACCACCACCTCAATTTCATCATATACTATCACAGTAGGTAGTGCAGGTGGCGGCCCTTATGCAAGTCCTATAACAGGAGGACCATCAATAGCATTTGGTGTTACTGCCAATGGAGGTGGGTATGGAGGAACTCCTCCTCCCGGATTTACCAATGGTGGTGCTGGTGCAAGTGGTGGTGGAGGTGGCCAGGTTGATCCAAGTATTGGATTTCCAGGAGCAGGTGGTATAGGAATTGCAGGACAAGGAAATAATGGTGGCGACGCTTCTGGATATTCGGGTGGTGGAGGTGGTGGAGCTGGTTCAGTTGGAGCCGCAGGCTCAGATGTAAAAGGTGGTAATGGTGGCAATGGAACCAGCAATAGTATCAATGGTGTTGCCACTTATTATGGAGCAGGTGGTGCCGGTGCTGGTGGATACCTTGTTGGTCCAACTTATATCACTACAAACGGTACTCCAGGTCTTGGATTTGGTAATTATGGATCAGGATCAAATGGTATTGATAACAACGGAGCCAGTCAAGGAATTGTAATAATTCGTTATCCTGCAACATCCGATATAATAGTATAATCAAGGAAAAACAATGGCAACATTTACAGAAGTAAAAACATCACTAAACAGCATGACATTCACACCGGATGTGCCCAGTGGCTCATTGGCCGCTAATGAATACAATTCTGGACAGAATGTGGAAACCAACACCAGAGGCATCCGTGCTGTGTTTGGTGATCAAGAAATCCTAAGTGCCATCCCAGGCTCTGCTGGACCAGCTGGCACAGTCATATTCATATCAGCCGGTTATCGTGCCAACAATGTTTGGTATTACATTGCCTGTGTGTTGAGCAATACCAGTGAAGGTCGTTGGTATGCCGTCGATTCAGCAGGAGTCAGCAATATCACGCCCGGATACGGAGCTGATGCCAATGCCTATTTGCCAGGTTATTCGACCGATATGCCAATCACCGATACCTGGAATGGTACCACGCTCATAATCAATGACAGCGTGAGTGCACCAATGTTCTTGTCAAGTTCAGCCACAGAATTTCAACTGTACAGTCAAAATACCTCAAATCTGTTGACCACTGCCACTTCGGGAACTGGTAGTGTGGCCACCCTGACCTTTGCCACACAATCAAGTGCTCCATTTGCTGTGGGCGAACAAATCACAGTTTCAAATGTGATACCTTTTGGTTACAACGGAACTTACACAGTCACAGCCTGTAACACAACCACTGTGAGTTATGCTTCAACCGCTACTGGTAGTCAAACACAAGCAGGTACTGTCACAGTACCTTATGAATGGAACTACACTCCGGGCTGGCGTAAAGTCACAGCAGGATTCTTGCGTATGTATTGCACACCCAATGTGGGGTCGATCCTGATCGCCGGTAACCTAACAGCCACCAACACCAACAATACCATATCACGCTATCCAACCACAATACAGTGGAGTCAAAGTTTTGGACTCAATGATGTGCCAGCAACCTGGGCACCTACTGCGACCAATGTGGCCAATCAGCTGGAAATTCCAGTGCGTGGTCCTGTTGTGGATGGATTTCCAGCCAATGGCAACTTTTATGTTTGTAGCTATTGGGACACTTGCGTATTTTCGCCAATCAGTTATCAGGGCACCAACTATCCGGTCTTGGGTGTCAAGCTACTAAATCAAGGCCGCGGTTTGTTAAATGAAAACTGCTGGGCCAATGCGGACCAAACCATATATGGTCTGGATGCAAGAGATATCTGGGTGTTTGATGGAAACAATTTCAAGAGCTTGGGCAATCAACGAGTAAAAAATTATTTTTATGAAAATCTCAATCCCACCTACTATGCACGAACCTACATGGTCAACAACACCAACAAGAATCAAATTGAAATTTATTATGCAGATTTGAACAGCACTGGTTGGCCCAACAAAATGCTCAGCTACAGATATGATCTGGACTGCTGGCAAGCACCAAGAGATGTCAACACTGCCAGTCATGCAGTAGAAGCACCCACATTTGATGGGGTCAACTTCAATGATGCCACTAGAACCATTACCTACAGTCGTGCCGTGGTTGGTGCCAAACTGGTAGAAAAAGATCAAGGCACCACTTTTATAGATGGACCTATCACCAGCACATTCCAGCGAGACAATGTGCAACTGGGACTCAAGTACAGTCAACAGGCCTTGATGCACCGTGTGTTGCCCGAGGTGTACAACATTGACACAGCTGGTTTGCCCATAGCCAATGGCACTGGTACGATCACAGTGGCCATTGGCGGTAGCGACAGTGTGGGTCAGGCCAGTACTTTTACCACGCCTGGTACCATTGCCATCAACACTAGCAATCCCTGGATACAGGCCAATCAGAATGTGTACAGAACCTACAGCGTTCAAGTAAGTAATACCAGCAGTACCAATACCTGGCAGGCCGGTGCTGTCAGTTGGCAATTTACTGCCACAGAGGAAGACAGATAATGAGTACATTTGGTATAACTGACACAGGTCAGATGATGGATGCGTTGAACTATGCCCTGAGCAATCTTGGGCAAAGCACCAACGCAACTGGAAACTCTGTCAGCATCAATACCACAACTGGTCAAATTTCGCAGGGCAACAACTTACTCAGTTACTACTACAAATACTTGTATGTTGCCTACTCCAACGCAGCCGATGGCAGCACAGGATTCAGTACCACTGTTTACACTAACAAGCTGTATTTTGGTGTGCTAAACAACAACAGCACCAGCCCCAGCACCATCAACAATCCGGCCAGTTATCAATGGACCGAAGTGGCTGGTGGCGGATTTGGGACCACATACAAATTGTATTACACCACTATTGGTGGTAGACAAATTGGGTTTATAGTTGATACCTCATTGCCTGCATCAGGTTATGTTCAAGCACCCACCAGTCCCTCGGGCATTGATCTGGATTTTGTCACGCAAGTGGCTGCATTGCCAATCGTGGTCATGACTGCGTATCAGCGAGCCAATGCAACTCCAGCCACACCCACAGGTGGAACTTATGACTTTGGCAACTTGATTTTTACAGCACCGTCGGGCTGGAGCAACAGCATACCAACCGGCAATGCAGGCTTTTACAGCAGTCAAAACACATTCAAGGCCACCAGCACTGGCAATATCACAGTGGGGCCAAGTGCACCTTGGACCACAGCAGTGCTTACAGGACAGATTGGTGCCAACGGTTCAAACGGTTCAAACGGTTCTAATGGTGTAAGCACATTCTTTTACAGCGTGTTCCAAAGTGCCAATTCAGCACCAGCCACACCCACAGGTGGTTTCTACAACTTTAGTACTAGTTTGGGAACTCCACCAGCCACTTGGTCAAACACACCAGTCAGTGCCAATGGTGCTCCTATCTATGCTACTAGCACCACTGTAAGCAGTACCAATCCCACTGCCAATGTCAGCATCGGCAATGCCTGGGGAGCCACTTATCAATACACCGGAGCAGGTGGTGCACCTGGTAGTCGTGGTCCAATACCCATGGGCTATGTGCTTACTCCCAGCACACCAGTGGGTGCAAGCAATGCCAATTTAACAACCTGGTGGGCCAGTGCAACAACAAATACTGTGGCACCAATCGGATCTGGTCTAGCACCAGTAGATGCCGATGTGGGTGCATTCACCTGGACAGCCAATACCGCAGTGGTCAAAATTTATCAGTTCAACGCAACCACGCAGACCTGGGCTGATGCTCCGGGACAGGCCATCAATGGCAATGTGTTTATAACTGGCAGTGTAAACGCAAGTAAACTCAATGCCAATGAAGTTTATACCCTGGTCCTAAAAGGCGGTAATGCTGTACTTGACAGCAATACCTCGGGTGGTTTTTGGGCCAACGCATTTTCAGGCAATGCCAGATTTGGTGGCAGCATGAGCATTGGCAACCTGCTCACAGTTGGTTCAAATGCCAACATAGGTGGCAACCTGATCATAGGTAACAATGCTTCCATAGGTGGCAATTTAACAGTGGCTGGACTAATAACTGGCAATGGTGCCGGTGGTGCCAGTCTCAATGCCAACACTGTACAAACAACCACTATCATACAAAATGCTGTGACCAGCAGTAACCAAGGACAATTTCCAGGCTATGTGCTCAGCATAGATGGGCCTATCACAGCCGGCAACACCTACGGCATTGGAACATTTATTGCCAACAGTGCCAACAGTTCAGGCAATACCATAACCACAAACACACCATTTGGTGGCTGGACTAGTGATGTGTCAATTGTAAATTCGCGGGTGACCAAAATATCTGGTACAGGTACCTTGGCAGCCAACACTGTGGTCACAGCCGCAGTGACCGGCAATTCGTTTACAGTCACACCCACACCCACAGTAGCCTTGTCAAATGCTGTGGTACAACTGTTACCAGACATACCCACCAGTCCGTATTTGCCAATCACTACCACTGCAGCCAATCAACTGGTGCAATTAAACTTCAATGGAACCATATTTCTTGATACCAAGGCCACAGCGTTGCAAGCAGGTGTTTATGCACAGATGTTGGTGTATGTGGACATCTACAGATATGATAGCACTGTGACTTCGGGCACCTATGTGTGGAGTACCATACTTACCAGCACCCAGGTGTTTATCAACAATGCTTTTTACAGTTTTGTTGTGCCATTTTCAATCACAGGTATTTTTGATTTTCCACCCACTGCTGGCACATTTTATTACATTCCATTTATCAGTTGGGACAATTTCCAAGGAACATTTACTGTGAATGACATGGCAGTGGAGGCTTATGCAGTTTCAGGAACGGTGCTAAAACGATGAGTTATACCATATACAATACCACAACAGGACAGATAGTTTCTAGTGCTCAAGTGCAAGAAACTGAACCACCTTTCGTATCAGATGAGCAATCCTCAATCCCGATTTTTTATCAAGGGCAATATTTTTACATAGACACAGCCACACAACAGGCAGTGCGTATTCCAAGGCCACCAGCAGATGGATCTGTTTATGTGTTTGACTATGTAACCAAAACTTATCAAATCGATCTGGATGCCACAGCCACACAAGCAAGAAAATCAAGAAATTTGGGTCTAGGCCTGGTTGATCAAGTGAACCCATTATGGTTTGCCAGCCTCACCACTGAACAACAACAACAATTACAAGACTATAGATTGGCCTTGTTGGCAGTACCGCAACAGCAGGATTTTCCAGCTACCATAGTGTGGCCCACAAGACCCAGCTGGCTTTGACCGCCGCTAAATACTCGTATGACACCTGAATCAGAACAAAAGTTAAAAGTAGTGCATCATTTCTCGGGCGGCGTATACGCCAAGGAAATGACTCTAGAAACACTTGATGATTGCATGCATCAACACAAGCATCATTATGATCACATGAGTATACTCACATCCGGTAAAGTTATTCTGGATGTAGACGGTGTAAGAACCGTACACACAGCACCTGCTGTGTTAAACATCGTGGCCGACCGGCGTCACTGGATTGTTCCTTTGGAAGCTCCAGTCAAATGGTTCTGTATTCACAGAACTGATGTAACTGACCCTGCTCGAGTTGACGATGACATAGTTTCAGAGAGAGAATAATATGAGCGCAGATTGGAGCAGTTGGGATCAGTACAATGAATACCAACCGGTAGCACCTGTACAACAACCAACATACACACAGGATGATTGGGGATGGGATCAACCCATACAACAACCGGTACAACAACCACCTGTGTCGACAGGTCCAGTAGCACCTGAAATGACCTCTCGAGATTATTCAAATGGTGAACAAATGGGGCCCAGCCGAGATTTAATGGGCAACGGAGTACAGTTCGATGACCAGGGCAATCCCATGCCGGTTGGAACCAACGAACAAGGACAGGTTGTTGATCAAAACGGCAATGTGTTAAAGGGCGGCCAGGGTGGCACTCCTTATCAACCTAGATCAGGATTTGCCAATCAACAACCCCCTGAGCAGATGGGCCCGCCTAGCAATCTTGCTGGCAACCCAAATCAATCAAGTCAACCTAGTTTTTTAGACAGCATCAGCAAATTGTTTGGTGGCGGTAAATCAAACAACTCGGCTGGTTCAGGTGGTTCAGGTGGCGGCGGAGGTTCCACCATGGACTGGTTATTGCCGTTACTGGGTACCGCAGCAGCGGCCTATGCCATACCAAAATTAACAGGTACAGGTACAGGCAGTAATCAAACATTTACTCCACCAAACTACGCAGATCAATTCAAGAATTTTACTCCACCAAACTTCACACCATTACCAGCTGTGCAAGTTGGCTCAAATGCTGGCATGCAGATGCAAGCACCACAATTTAACGCATTGAAAAATTTACAGTTGCAAAATCCAGGAGCACAAATGATGGCTTCGGGCCCTGTAGCACCAAGAGGATAAATTATGAACACACAATCAGGCAGCGGAAGCAGTCAAACCTATCAAGCACCACAATTGAGTCCGTACCAATTGCAGGAAATGGCCAATACCACAGGCTTGAACAATCAAGCGTCACCCATACTGGGACAGACCTTGCAGGCCGGTAGTGACATATTTAATGCAGGAGTTGGCGGTGTTGGCAACGCAGCCAATGCCGTGGCTGGTTACGGCAATCAAGCTGGTGGCCTACTTGGACAAACAGGTGCAAGTAATTTACAAACAGGCAGTCAAGGCCTGCAAAACTTGTTCAGTCCTGAATATGCTCAACAGCAGGTGGCTGCAAGTGCTATTCCAGCACAGTTACAATATCAACAAAACCTAGCTGGTCAACAGGCCAACTTTGGTGGTGCAGGCAACTTGGGATCAGCTAGACAAGCTATCGCAGGTGGTGCTTTAGCACAACAAAATCAAATGCAACAGCAACAGGCCATGGCACAAACACAAGCTGGCATTGAAGCCAACCGAGCCAATGCCGCCAACAGCCTGATGGGCGGCGGGGCAAGTCAATTGGCTGGTGGTCTGGGACAATTCCAAGCTGGACTTGGAGCCGCTGGTGCACAAACCGATTTATTCGGCAAATATGCACCTGTAATGAATCAATTGTTTGCCGGAACCAAAGGCAATTACGGTGGCACAGCGGGTGGTACAACCACTACCAATTCGGGCACTGGACAAAGTGGCGTTAGCCTGTTGCCAGGTCTCAGTGATCGCAACGCCAAGAAAAATATTGAGTATGTGGGCAAACAAAATGGTCATGACATTTATGATTTTGACTATCGTGAATACCCAGGTCGTTGGAGAGGTGTAATGGCACAAGATGTGCAAAAACTTGATCCGGCCGCTGTGTATACAGGACCAACTGGATACCTGCATGTCAATTATGATCGCATTGGTGTTTCTATGCAAAAGGTGGCTTAATTTATGGATGAAAATCAATATCTGGATCAAGATCCTGTTTTGGACATGTATCGCAAGTTGCGAGAACGCAATGAAAAGGCTCAACCAGTAACACAGACAATCAAGATTGATCCCAAGACTGGCGAACAAACCATGACCATCTCTGGATCCACCAAAGATCTCAGTAGTGCCAATCCGTTTACGCCCACAGTGAGCCAACCGGCAGCAGCCACCATGACAGGTGACCAAATGCTACAAGGTTATTTGGCCAGCCGACCACAAGGTCAATTGAACACAATGAATCCGGTGTCACCGGTATCGCCCATGGACGGCAGTCAATTCAATCCCAATTTGCAAGGACGACAGCCAGATGTTGGAGGCTATCCGGGTCAAACTAATCAAAATCAAAATCCTCGAGCACAGTTTTTATCACAACAAACAACAGCACCAGTGTCGCCGCAAAACCAACTACAGCAAGAAGGTGGCATGGCCGGTGAAGTGTTTGATATCAAAACTGGTAAGCCCGTAGCACCTCAAGAAACTTTCCAAGATGCTGCCTTGTATCCGCCCAGTTACCGCAGTGCTAACGGCACACCTGGCAACCCCACAACTATATTGCCTGACAACGAAACCAGCGGTATGAAAACCTATGCAGAAAAAATTCAGTATTATCGTGATCGAGCCAATGGCCTAAAACCAACTCCCAACTATGCACCTGGAACTGAACCCAAAGGGTATGTGGCTCCAGCAAAACCTGTTGTGCCTACACCGCTTGCGGTCGCGCCCAACACCTCAGTTGAGAACACCACACCCGGTCAGATGGGTCCTGGTACCGAACTGATGGATCCTGAAGGTTGGGCTGAAAGATTTACCGGAGCACAGCAAGATCCTAGAATGGTTGCTGAAATGGCCTTTGACCCCAATGCACCAAAATGGGTGCGTGGTGTGGCTGAACAACATCTCAGCAATTTTGTTGATCAAAAGCGTGCCGAAAAAGCCGCACAAGAACTATTTGCCAAGGCACAAGAATCTGGCGACATGCGTCCAGTCATGCGTGAAGCACAACGATCAGGATCAGACGGCAGTTGGGTCAAGTATCTGTTGTTCCAAGGCATGAACCTACACGCAGCCGCCGATCTAGAAGCCAACAAACTGGGCTTGAAAAATCGCACCACAGCCGCGATTGGCCCCAATGGCGAAAGTGGCATGATCACGGTGGATGGCAACGGCAATCCAGTATCAGGCGTGCGAGCAGATGGCACTGCTATTACAGGCACCAAACTACTAGAATGGGCCAGCAGCCAAGGCAACAAAACCATGGCAGCACAAGGACCCAACGGTGAACACGGTGTGCTCACTTACAACTCACAAGGTGCTCCAGTTGGTGGTGTTCGTGCAGATGGTACTGCCATCACTGGTAAAGAATTATATGCCTGGGCCTCACAAGGACCATACAACTCCAGTCATCAGTTTACTTTTACTGGTGAACAAGGTGTGGTCAACGGACCCGATGGCAAGCCAGCTGAAGTGCGTCAAAGACAAAATCTCAAAACTGGTAATGTGGATTATGTGTATGCCACAGGTCCTAACAAAGATCAAATCTATCTCGGCAGTGACATACCTACTGCCAAACGAGTTACCACGCATCAATTGATCAGCGACATCAACTATATAAACAGTCTTAAAACGCAATATGGCAAAGATGCTTTGAGTGCCTTGGCACAACTTAAAAAGGATCGTGGCAATATTACTGCCGATGAAGAAGCCACATTCCTGCGCAATTACGGATTTGTGCAAGGCGGTGTACCAGGATCTCAAGGTCCTGTGAATCCTGCCACAGTCGCCGCAACCGCTCAGACTGGTACAACAAATCCAAATTCACTCAAGGAAGTTATTGGTCGCAACGAAGGCGGTCAAGCCGGCTACGATGCTATATTTGGTTTTGGTGGGCCAGGTGGAGACAAATCAATACCAGCCGCAAATGGTGGTCGAAATTTATCTCAGTTGAGCATTGGTGAAGCATTGAAAATAATGGACAGCCGCATGAAAGACAATACCGGCGGTGCTGGCAAATATGGATTCCTGCCTGGCACAGTGCGTGGCCTGATGAAGTCAGCTGGCCTGACTGATCAAGATCAATTCAGTGGAGAAAATCAAGAAAAGTTATATGAAGTAATGACGCAAATGAACACTGCATCTTTGAAACAGGCTGGGGTAGAAGCCACTCCAAGAAACATCTATCTAGCACAAGCAATTGGTGCTGGCAATGTGGGCAAGGTCATTGACCCTGCCAACGCACAGAAAAATGTAGCTGACATGCTGGGCTTTGCTCCTGGCAGTGCCGCAAGAAAAACCAATCCACAACTGGATACCACAGCTGAACGATACTTGTCAATGATGGCAAACAAAACTGCTGGTGTATCAACTGCAACAACAGCTCCTGTTGTTGCAACAGAAAATCGTGCAGTAATTGACAAAGCTGGACCACCACCTGTGCGTGGTATGAATGAACCTGAAGCAGTGTTCAAGGCCAGACAAAAAGTTTATGACAAATTGGCCGCAGATCTTGCCGAAGGACAGGCCAAATCTACCTTGGCATTCCCAGAATATCAAGCACAAGCTGATCAGATTTTGGGTACCATTAATGATGTGCTGTATCAAACAGACAATAAAACCGGCAAGATCAAGTTGGACAAAAATGGTAATCCGCTTATATCAGAAGGCCTAAAAACCAATGTGGGTGTACCGGGTATTACTGGCATGTTACAAATTCGTGGTACCGAAGCAAGAGACTGGACTGCCAAATACAACCAGTTGGAAGCTGAAAAATTCATGGTACAATTTGCCAAACTGCGCGGAGCTGGTGCTATCAGTGACAAAGAAGGTGCGTCAGCTTCGGCTGCCTTGTCTGCGTTACAAGACAAGGGTATCAGCGAAGAAGCATTTTTAAGAAATGCTCATCAATTGGAAGAAATTATCAAGGTGGGTGTGAATCGTCAGCGTATGAACAACGGCATGGAACCAGACTCACGCTATTTCCTGGGCAATGCCAAAGAAGCTGAACAGGCATACAAATGGGTCAAACAAAACCCCAACGATCCAAGATCCGCTGAAATACTGACAAGAATAGGAATAAGATAATGGCATTTGATCCAGATGCATTCCTTGAACGGACTCAACCAGAATCGGTTGAAACCACTACGAATCAACCGTCTCCAGTTCGACAAGAAACTGGAGGGTTTGATCCAGATCAATTTTTACGACCACCGGTGCAGGCCGAGTACGGATCTGAAACATCTGTGTCGCCCATGCCTCAATTTGCTGTGCCCGGGCCCACAGGATTTAATGGACAAGCTGTTGGAGAAACACTGAAACCATTTGCACAAATTCCAGGTCGAGTATTCAATTCATACGGAGCCGGAGCAGGTGGTGCTGGCAAGGCCATTGCAGATACCTTGATGGCCACACACGGAATGCCCCCAGTATTTGGCACTGCCAGTGCCTTGAAAGGTCTGCACGAAACTTATGGTGCTCTAAAACAAGCCGCTGACACAGGACAAGCCTTGGCCAGCCGAATTGCCACAACTCCTGGTTTGCAAAACACATTTAATACATTAATGGATACTTTGCCAAAATCTGAATCTGCTAGATTAACCAATTTGATCACTCAGCGTGGTGCTCAAGGTTTAAAAGAATTTTTTGACACAGCTGATCCAGCAATTCGTGCCATGCCCGAAGCAAAAGAATTAGTTCAACTAGTGCCCGGTCGCATGCAACAGATTGGTCGAGTCTTGGGACCAGTGGTGCGAGGAGCTGGCAAAGTGCTAGGGCCAGCAGGTTTAGCATTAAATGCCTATGATGCCAGCCAATACGCACAAGAATCTGGGCTGGGTCAACGATTAGCTGAAGGGCAAGGACAACGAGCCGAACAGGCATTCCGTCAACACAACACCCAGTATGGTGCGCCCATTTCGCCCGAACAAGCTCAAGCTGTATTACAATCAGGATCGCTGAGAGATATTGAAGGCCTTGGTGGACAAGAATTTTTAAATAGTGTGATTCGACAACAAGCAGCCGCACAAGCCCTAAAGCCAGTTCGACCACAACAGTTACCCCAAGGACAATAAATGAACACAGCAGAAAAACTAACGCAACTGTTTAGAGACAATTTTGTCACATATTTTAGATCGCATGTGGCACATGTGAATGTGACCGGCAGAAATTTTAGATCGGATCACAAATTGCTCGAAGGCATTTACACACGCAGACAAGATCAAATTGACCGTATAGGTGAATTGTTACGCAGTATGGATGAATACATGCCGTGTGATCTAGCCGACTTGGTCGAAATGAGTTTTATACCTACTGGTGCCATTGAAGGCTCAGCCGATCAACTGTTACACTTGGTTGAACAAGATTTAGAAAATCTCTTGGAAGATTTCAAGGATCTGATACAAGTGGCTGATGACGAAGGGCTGGACGAAATAGCCAACTATGCACAGGATCAAGCCCTGGACTTGGAAAAGAGTCTTTGGATGTTGCGAGTGACCTTGGAGTAGGCATGACTGAAATGACTGTGATAGAACCAGTGACCGGTGAAGCCAGCAACTTGGAATTGCACACCGAACTGTGTGCTCAAAGATACAACCAACTCATAGCAAAATTTGATGAAGTGGATGGTCGCTTGGACCAGATACACGCAACCTTGACTGACATACACACTCACATCACTGACATTCGAAGCGACACCACACACACCTATCTACGATGGGCCGGTGCTGTGATCCTGATACTTGTGGGTGTTGTAATACATTTCGTAACTCAATAAGATCGTCGCAGTAGGTTTACCATTACCTTTGGTCTGGGAGGAACGGGACAAAACTCCTCAATCCTGTACGATCTTGACGGACCCGTAGCTGAATATTTAAGGCAATACGATCTTGGGCACTGCCTGTTGGTTATTGACTTCATAGGTGATGGTACTCAAGCGTTTGAACGCATTGGATCCACGCACACTGTAACCCATACGCATGTGTAGTTGCATAAATGCTGACCAATCCAGTCGCATGCTTGAACTGTTGATCAATTGGAGTTCGCACACATGAGCCCAGCGTTCCCAAAGATACATGCCCTGTATGCTCAAGGCCAATCTGGTTCTAGTGCTGAGACCCAGTTCTGCACTCAAGACCTTGGGCACAACCATTTCCTCTGTTGACCAAGGTTGTCTGATGCCACGCACACACCAGGTAAAAGCCAACAATCGCGAATCTGACCGTCGCTCGGCCACACTCACAAAATCAGTCTTGGGATTGTACATTTGATTCACTATGGCATACATCAAGTTCCTGCTGCCTTCCACAGGATCAACAGCGGTGAGTCCACGAGCATCAGATTCATAATTTCTCAGGGCCAAGTCAACCATGGCCGGCACATCAGGTCCAGTAGCTGCACGCCAAGTCCAGGGATCTGTGGCCTGGTGTTTGAAACGAACAGGATCTATCATGGTGCAGTCCTGGGTCTGGGTTTGCGACCGGGTCGCTTGCGGGCTGTGCCAGTTTCGGCTCGCCATTGAGATCTGGCTGGACTGACCCAACCCTGATTTTTGGCCACATTTTGCATTCTGGCGTGTTCCTCTCTAGTGATCACATGAGCATTGGCCCGTGTCCAAGGCAGTTCCCAATCCTGACGGGTCATGCAATAACAATTTACAGTTCTACCACGCAGGTGCCACTTATCACCCCATAACAGGATCCAGTCCTCAAACGCCAGTTCCCAGATTTCGCCGCGGTACTGTGCTTGATTCTTTTGTTGACGCCAGGCCACATGTTGCTGGTGTCTGGTCTCATCAGGTCCACTCAACCACACCTGGGGTCTTGGGCCCGGTCTTGAACCCGCTGGATTTGTCATTGAAACAACTCCTGGAACCGTGTGGTTCGATCTTGTGCTTCAAGCACCATCACAATGTCCCATCTGGTGCCCTCAAACAAGCGATTCCAACGACCCAGGATACCTGATGGTATGTCCTTGTGTGAAGCCAATTGAGCGACCATGTCTGTGACGATTTCTATCAGGCTGTAGTATTGACCCCGAGTGCTCCGTTTAAATTGTTTCAATGGCTCACTGGTCCACAACAGGGTGTCTTGGCTGCTGTCTCGTTCGCTCATTATTTCCGCTGCTACCGCATACACATGTGCTCGTAACAGATTGTATTCTGGTTGTGTTTGTTTGTAGTATTCAGTGGCATAGTTACGGCCTGGTCTGGGTTCCATCTGTCTTCGACTTGTATATTCAAATTCCGGCATGATCCGCCTCCCGTAAAGTGGCCTGCATGATCTCGTGCACCAGCTGTTGCTCACGCCAGGTGGCTGGATATGGTAAACCTCGTACCTGGGCTACAAGTTGTGTGAGTCGTGTGGGTGGTTGAGATTGTAATAGATCCCAAGTGCGTTGGTGTTCTGTTGTCATTGCTTGTCCTTTCTGTTCTATAAACTTATTTATGCCACACTGTAAATAACACACGATTATCGGCGTAATCGGGGATTTCTTCTTTGTAATTCGATAGCAAACATAGTGGCTCGTGCCTGATCTTTTATGTTCATGACTGCCCATTTGAGATAATCCTCTGGCACATCCTTGATGAAATAACCTCGGTATCGACCAAATGGCATTCGGGTGGTTGCGTATTCCTGATAGTTGGGTTTCATTTTTACAAGTCCTAGAATTTGAGATCGATAATCATCTTCTGAATATTCGCGATGATTCTCTCTGAGGTAATATGGGTTGGAGTAGATGCTTGAGATGAGTGTCATAGTTATATAATACACAGTTTCAAGATCTCTTGCGAGATCTATTGAGCGTCTTACGCCACTCAATGTTGCCTTTCTCTTTGCAGTTGAGACAGATGGGTAATTTGAGGATAGAATCACGCTATCCGAGCCGTGATTCTTCGACGGGTATCGTCGGACAGATCCTTATAACAACGCCATTGAGGCCAGGTAGGTTTTGCGATCACCTGTTTGGTTGCGAACACGCAGAGACTGGGGATACAAGGACATCCGATCCAGTGCTCTTGTGGGGTAACCTTGCGGTCGTGACTCCCACTCACTTTTGAACTATTACATACACGCAAAGGGTCATCCATTCGTAGGGTTCAGACTAATAGGATTATTCTTTAAGCATCCGGTCAAGGGTAGTGCGTATAGGCCACTGTGAGAGCAACAGCGAATTGACTACCGTCACACATCAGAACGGGTTTGTCGGTATAAGTTATCTTGGCATACCAACCTGGGGATTCTCTCTATCTGCTACTATTTATGTAGTGTAGCACAAAAGCCACAATTTACCTAAAAAAAAGCCACCTTTTGGGTGGCCGGAGGATGTCCAGGTGAGTTAGATAGATAGAAAAAAGGACAATACCAAAACAGTATTGACAAGAACAATTGGCTACTCTTGACGGCAACCTCGTGCTCGAAACACCTGGACCAAGTTATTTAGTTGTTGCGCAAAAACAACACCGGTTAGTGTTGCAAAAAGACAACATTGACCAGAAATGGCCCTGACCGTATAATAGTATTTGTAGTAAGTTAAATCAATCACCAAAGAAAGGCAGCAAAATGAAAAAAAATATGCTAACACAAGATGAATGGAGTCGGGCTCTTAACGCTATCCAATTGATGTCACCGGTGGAACTCAAGAAGTTACACATCCACCAAGCCAAAATGGCCTTGCGTGGTATGCCAGATTTGGCCGACCAAATTGAACCTATCCTGGAAAAACTTCGCAGAGAATTACTTGAATTACAATTGGAGGCCGCAGAATGAAACCAATAAACTCAGTTACGGCTATGAAATTATTATCTACTTGTGCTATAGAAATAGACGAGTTTGAAATCCAAAGTTGGAACGGACCTATGGAAATACATCATCCTACATTAAATAGAATCCTTTATTGTTGCGGTGCTAAATGGTTTATTAAAGAGGCCACAGAATGACTTATTGCGTATTATCACCAGAAGCAACATTAAAGAGAATATGCTTGGCTATGATTGCTAATAAACCTAAAATGGTTGACGGCAAGGCAACATATCTTGACAAAACTTATAACAGTCTTGACGATGCTTGGGATTGGTTTGAAGATGATATGAACTTTGTAAAATGGAACATAGCAGAACAGTATCTTGATCCTGCTGAACACAGACAACTTCGCAAAGAGTTGGAGGCAGTAGAATGACCCGATTATTCGAACGATTAAGGCTTGAAGCACACTTCAAGGGATTACGCGATCGTTGGGGTCCGGAGGCCGACTCAATCGTGCTTGACGCTCTTGAACGATCTTGGGCCATGAATCTAGAAATTGTTCAGCCCGAAGCCGACCAGGTTGAGATCGAGCTACCACAGAGGCCAGTTCCCAAGCTCCGGATCGACGACGCCATACTACAAGATTGGTTTGCATAAGTGCATATTTATAGTTTATAAATATCCACATGAGACCCGCTGCTGCCAGACTTGACCAAGTGGCCTGGAACCAACCAGGTCAGCACCTGATCACACAAGCAGTGCGCGGTTTGTGGACCATAGCCCGATCTGGCCAGATCATATCGGCCTATACCGAAACTGTGCTGGATCGAAAATACACAAGAACAGTGTTCACTGGTCCTGCACACGCACACAGATTGGCTGCTAGATTGAACTATGCCACCGGCACGCAGGATTACACAGTGGTCCGATTGGTTGTCCACGAGATTTGACCCCAAACGGTTCATGTAGTATACTACGAGCCGAGTTCGACTCGAAGGAAGGAAAACTATGACTGCAATTGAATTGGCTGAAATTGCTGATGGCTTGTCTTGTGAAATTCCTATTAGGGAATGGATAGATAATGAACCAAAAAATGTAATGAATGATATAGCCACCATGCTACGGCAACAACAAGCTGAAATAGAAGCGTTGAAACAACAGTTAGAACTTGCGTGAAACGGGGAGGCCCCAAGTGTGATTGCTGGGGCTTTTTCTGCAGCAGATCCAGTTCCGCACGGAAATCTATCAATAGTTTCCGAACACTAAATACTGTATGGAAACAAACGCTAAAACAGGCAAGCCCAAGATCTCAAGCCGCGGCGGTGCCAGACCCGGTGCCGGTCGTAAACCTGGCAGTAGAGACAATGTCACAATCAAACACCTGCTGGAGGTCCTGGACCAACGCTCAGGCGGCCGTAGCTATGAAGAACTCTTGGTAGAAGACTTTCTACAGGCCCGACAGACCGACACT